ACGATAATTGGACCAAGTCATTGCTTGAAGACCAGGCTGAAGAAACTTATAGGGATTGGAAACGAACTACGGATTCGATGACCAAAGTCTACACTGAAGATCTACAAAAGATCTGTAGCGATCCAAACAAGTTTAATGATTTATTTAAAGTTGAAGATGGACAGTTTCCACCATTACTGAATCTTCTTATGCAAAAAGAAGTGACTATAGAAACTATGGTGATTCTCAATAACATCTTCGACTTTATTCGAATTTGGGATAAGAAGATTTCTGATGATATCATCTATCCCAAAGTGTCAAGAAAGGTACGCAAGTATGGTGCATTCTTGACAGTAAATGTTGACAAGTACAAGCTCTTGACAAAAGAAACTTTACTTGCTCAACAGAATACTATATAATATATTATGAACCAAGTGAAAAATTATGATTGAGTGGATAAGTCGATATACAATTAATACAACGCTATACGGAGAATACAAATGAGTCTATTGAATCTAAAGAAGGGTTCGTCCCTTGATAAGTTGAAGAAAGCAGTTGAGCAATCTTCAGCAGGTGGTGGCGGTTCTAAGAACATCGATGATCGTTTTTGGCAACCTGATGTTGATGCTGCTGGCAACGGATACGCTGTTATCCGCTTCCTCGATACGCCAGCAGTTGACGGTGAAGATGGTCTGCCGTGGGTACAAACCTGGTCCCATGGTTTCCAAGGTCCAGGTGGCTGGTACATTGAGAACTCTCTCACTACTATGGGTAAGAACGATCCAGTTTCTGAGTACAACACTGTTCTCTGGAACTCTGGTATCGAAGCAAACAAGGAAATCGCTCGTAAGCAGAAGCGCAAGTTGACATACATCGCGAATGTACTTGTCATGTCTGACGCCAAGCGACCACAGAACGAAGGTAAGGTTTTCCTCTATAAGTTTGGTAAGAAGATCTTTGATAAGATCAAGGAAAAACTTGAGCCTCAGTTTGCTGATGAGACGCCACTGAATCCGTTTGACTTCTGGAAGGGTGCGAACTTCAAGGTCAAGATTCGTCAGGTCGAAGGCTATCGCAACTACGATAAGTCTGAGTTTGAGGCTGCTGCTCCGTTGTTCACTGGTGATGATGCTCAGATTGAAAAGGTCTGGAAGTCTGCTCACTCGCTCAAGGATTTCTTGAAGGCAGATAACTTCAAGTCGTACGATGAGTTGAAGGCAAAGTTGAACAAGGTTCTTGGTGCTGGTGGAGTTGCTGGTGCAACTGCTACAAGGATTGATGACGAGGAGACTGGTGCTCCTGTTGTTCGTTCCACTCCTGCCAAGAAAGTGACTGCTGAAAGCGTCAGCGTCGATGATGACGATATGGCTTTCTTTGAGAAGTTAGCAAAAGATTAAACATCATTGCATGATGATGTTTGGGGGGACTAGAAATAGTCCCCCTTTTTTATGTGTATTGATTTACAGAAAATGGTTGTAAGCTGCTATCATTATGCCTGTAACCTGGATTCTCTAATGGATTACCTTTTTCAATTTTAAGTATTCTATCACCAACAACTTTAAGCCCAGCATTTAAATGTGCATTAAGTCGCTCGGCGGCAATTAATCCTGCTTGCGCGTTTATTGCTGTATTATCTGAGTTTTTTGAGTCATTATTTTGTGCAACGACGGGATTCGGTGGTGGTTGAGCAACAGTATTAGGAACAGTGGGTGATGCTGCTGCTGGTGGTATGTTCACAGTTTGTGCAGTTGGAGCTGCAGCTCCAACTGCAGTTGGATCAGGACGTGGTACCACTGATGTCATTTGTAAGTATGGTTTGTAATAATCTACTGCTTCTTGCATACCTTCAACACGAATCATCGCACTCATTACATGACGAATTCTATCTAATGGAATTACTTCGTTTAATTTCACACCAGTTTCGCGTGAAACTGCATTAGCGTATTTGACAGGATCATTACCATCACTTTTAGGCGCATATTTGTTGATCAGTGTAGAAAGAACCATTCCTCTTTTGGTATCTAGTGTTAATTGTTTTCGCATAGCCTCAATACCCAATTTTGGAGTTGGGAACATTGCAAACGATTCTTCTGGTCCAGGAAGTGCATCTGAAAGCACATATCCTGGTTTATTGAGAGATGCATAATATCTTAAATTACCAGGATTGTTGTTTCTTACAGAAAGTGGTCCAGATTTTGGACCAGGTGCTGTTGTTGGATATTTTGATGGGTCTACATTTGATGGTGGACCTCTTCCTCTTCCACCGCCACCGCCACTGCCACCGCCATTGCCACCACCACCGCCGCCACCACCACCTTGATTTTCTTCAGGTAGATTCATAGGTGGAAGTGATTTCGGTTTTACAACTTTATCTTCATGAATCATTACAAATATACTTTCTGCGAATTCTTTTTCATCTAAAAACAATGATGCAACATATCCACTTATACCACCGACCAATGCACCACCCAATGTTCCGATTCCCGGAAACAGCGCAGATCCTGCTAATCCACCAAGCAAACTTCCCATTGCAGGTATACCGACATATTCAATTAAATTGCTATAATGATCAATCATTTCTTCTTTATATTTTTCTTGAGATATTTTTCCTGATGCTCTATTTGCCGTTGTGTTTGACATTCTTGATAGTATAAACATAAGACTTGCAAGTTGGATGCCAGGTAATTTTTTACCTAATCCTTTTATAGCTGAATCTACTATTTGAAACTTTTTTATCGCTTTTGAATATTTTATATACTGACTTGTTCTTTTACTTGCAGTACCGAATGCCTGTTGAGAAGTCATTCCACGATCTCTAAATCTCGCAGCCATATTATTTTGCATTTGTTTACGACGGTCTTTATCAGAGATGAGCTCTAATTTAGATTTACCTCTATTTTTAATCATAGAAGCAGCATCCATAATTGCTTTAGTAGCAGTATAAGTTCCACCTGCTGCTATAAGTGGATCAACTGTTTGACTGGTGCTTTCAGTTATCGGATCATCATATGCAGACTGTCCACCTGCACGAGTTGTCATTCTACTAACGGCGCCAGGAAGATTGTATAATGCATATGCTTTTAATGCTAATGTTCCTAGACCGACAGCTCTTAACGCTCCTACTCCGAGCAATCCTAATAATCTTGGATTTCCTAATAAAAATGGTAGAAATTGATTGAATAAACTTGTGCTATTTTCTTTTGTTTTTTGTTCTGATTTTTTCTTTTTAGCAGTTATTCCTCTGACACCTGGTCTTCCTTCTTTTACTTGTAATTGCTGGAGTTGTCGATTAATTTCTTCAATTTGAGCACGAATAGTTTTACTTCTTCCAGGTATTCTAACAGAACGAGCATTAAATGTGTTAATGTTAATTCTTTGTTGCATTCTAAATGCACCAAGTTCAGAATATACATTTGAAATTAACGCAGTATTTCGTTGAGTTATACTAGACAATAAATCTATTTTTCTCGTTAAAGATGTGATAGAAGAAACAGTAAACTGTTTAAATTTCTTTTCTATTTGTTGTTTTCGCAATTCAACTTCATCTTGCTTTTTTTGCATTGGTGTTCTAGAGCCAAATGCAGTTTGAGCAACCGTTGCAATAAAATCAGATTTTGTAATTATTTTTGCAAGATTATATACTGAGAAACGCATTGCTAGATCTTCACGCACCATCGCATTAATTGCAGTGCTCAGTGGCAGATTTTTTCTAGATTGTATCGTGTATAATTGAGCTGCTATTGCTGATATTGACATTATCTTCTCTTATTCTTTTTGAGTAATCTTGATAGATCCTGTTTTGATTCTACCTGCTTTTGTTTAAGTCTCTCTGTTTCTTCCTTCACCCAAGTATTTACCATTCCGACATACATGTCTCTTTCCCACGGAATCATGTTTTCTAATTCTGTAAGAGTATACTTGTATTGATGTGTTAATGTAAACATGTTTTCGTAGTAGGCTTTTAAACTTGCCCCACGAAAACTCATGTAAAAAAATCAGTGAGACCCTCCATATGAAGATTATGTGTAAATCCACACTTTTCACATGCATGCTCTAGATCGTAGTTAATCTTTGGTAGTTTTTCAAAAAATGCAACGATTCTGTCAAATTGTTCTTGAGTCAGTGACTCTAAAAATTCTACCAGTTCTTCCTTTGGACTTTCATTAATGTAGTACATTCCATTATCATCAAATACATATTCTGCGCATTCGTAGATCATATCAAATACTTTTTCGTTGTTTTCTGCAGTTACCATATCTGATATAGGTTTGAAAGTTCTTAAAGTTGGAAACTTTAGTACGATACCGATTTTATCAGTAATCATAACTTTAGGCGATAGATCAGCGATCGGAGGTTTAATATCACTCACATTAATAACTACAGGCATCATATGTTTACATTCTACATCGATGTCAATGTTGTCCTCATTTTTTTCGGTTCCAACAACATTGCGACACATAAAGTATGTCTCAACCTTTTCACCGATAGAATGTGCGCGCAAATTTAGAAACAAATATTCAATATCGAATATTGGCAGCTTATCAATTTCTACATCATCTACCATACAATTATTGATAATTTGTTTAATTGTTTTAAATACCGTTTCTTCTTCACCACTCTCTAGTGCCATAAGAAGTAATTTTTCTTCTTTAACGAGAAAGGGTCTAAACTTAATAGGGTTAGGTAATGATACTAACTTCAATTCAAAAACAGGTAAATCAATTTTTGGCAATGGCATAATAATCTCCAATAAATTATAAATTAATTAAATAACAGTTAAAAAGTGCAGTAAAATAATTAACCTTTAAGCCCCTCATCAGTATTAAAATCATCTAAACTTGCTACTGCATTATTTACATCATTGTTAATACCGTAATTATCAAATATATTTATTTCTATATCTTCATAAAAAAATGTTACTGACATTTTATGGAATCCGTCGTCTGCCCAATTAGAAGGCATCGATGCAAAATTTAACGGAAATGCACCAATTAACTTAACATCCATATGCCTCTTAAGTTCTAATGAAGAAGAGGCTTGATCTT